CAGCCAGCTCGGCGTCGAACGTGGCGTCGTCCAGCGGCCCGGTGTCCCCGGCGTGCCCGACAGCGGCGAGGGGGACCAGGCCGGGGGCGAGGGTGGCGAGGACCTGGGCGGTCCCTTCGCTGTCCGCGGCCCACGCGCGCTGGAAGTGCTCGACGCGGGCCGGGGGGATGCGGCCGGTGTCGACGGCGGCGCGGATCGCGGTGTCCCGGTCAGCGAGGGCCTGCCGGACGTGGGCGTCCCGGCCGAGTGCGGCGTTGGCCCGCAGCTCGGACAGGATCGTCGCGTCGACCAGCACAGCGCCCTCAGGGATCGCGGCGGTGGTCGGGGTCGCGACGGGGACGTTGGGGGTTTCGGCGCGCTCAGCGAGGGCTTCGGTGAGCGCGGCCTGCACGGTGGCCTCGTCAGCATCGTCGGCGAGACCGAGCTGCTTCCGGAGGCCGTCGATCAGGGTGTCGGGCATGCCGACCTCCTTCTTCTGTGTGATGTTCGCCGGGGCCAGGGTGGCTGCGGCGGGCTTGGGTCCGCTTGCGGGAGCGTGATCAGGGCGGGAAGTGCTCCGGTCGGGGTAGGCGGCGCGGATCGTCCGTGGCCCGAGGTCAGCGGTTTGCGCGGCGACGGTGACCTGCCGGTCGCGGTACTCCGTCACAACAGGGACCGGCTCGCCGAAGGTGATCTCGTCGCCGCTGATCGTGTACGGGATGCGTAGGAGGTTGCCTTCGTTGCCGCCGTCGTCGTCCTCAACGATGAGCTGGGCCGGGTCCACGTCGATCTCACGCACCCACAGCGACCAGTTCGCGTCGGCGTAGAAGGCCCGGCGGATGTCGTCGGTGGAGGTGGTGGCGAGCACAGGTGCGGTCGGCATGGTGCCTGCTTTCGGGGTGGTCGTGAAGACGCGGGCGTCCGGTCCGGGGGTCGCGTTCGCGGCGACGCCGTAGAGCGCGGCGATGTCCTGGAGGCTGGTGAGCGTCCCGACTGCGGGTTGCTCGGCGCCGAGGAGGGCTACGGCGGTGATGACGAAGTCGTGGGTGTGGCCGAGGGTGCAACGGAAGCCGTAGGCACCTTCGATGCTGCGGTCGGGGTAGGCGCTGGGGGCTGCGGCGGCGAGCCATTCCGGCATGCCTTCGTAGTCCCCGACGAGACGGTGCCCGTCGTGCTCGACCCGTAGGTTGCCGAGCCACCCGACAGCGGGGAGGCCGTTGGTGGCGACGCCGGCCATGCTGGTGTGCCCGAGGATGAGGGCGGGGGCGCGGACAGCGGGGCAGTCCGCGACGGCTTTGACGGCGCTGGCGAGGTCGTCGGTCGTGAACGTGAAGACGCCGGTACTGGTCGGCCACGTGCCGGTCTCGCAGATCGGTACGTCGGGGATGCGACCGAACACGACGACAGGCTCGGTCACGGATGCCTCCTACTCGGTGCTGAGACCTTCGGATGCGGGGGCGAGCAGGGCGCGGATCGCGTCGTCCGAGGGCATAAGGCTGCATCGGCAGTTGACGTGCGCCGGCACGCTCGGCGCACTCGCGAGCGCGTACGGGCTGTTGGTCTCGTACGTCTCGCAAATCTGGTCGACGCGGCTGTCTCCAGCGGTAGACCAGTCCACGGAGGCGACGTTCTCGCTCTGGTAGAGGTCCGCTGCGCCCTGCCCGAGTGCGGTCGCCATCGCGTGGTCGTACAGCACTTCCGCGAATCCGGCGTCGTCTATGACGCCCTCAAGCGTGCCGAGCAGCTCGTCCCGGCCGGTTCCGTCCGTCAGCGCCTGCCCCACGGCGTCACCGAGAGCGCGAGACACGACACCGACATGATCGGCAAGCCAGGCGTCCGCCTCAGTCCACAGCGAGTCGAGGTTGTCGGCGGCGGCGACCGCAGTGGCGAAGTCCACGGTCATCGCGGCGAGGTCCACGCCGATCTGCCCGCGGGTGACGCTCACGAGCTGGCGTGCACCTGTCTGCCCTTCGGCGTAGGACTGCACCAGACCGGTGTGTGCGGTGTCCCGCAGCGCCTGCCCCGCGTTCGTGGCAAGCGAGGCTGTCAGTGCCTGCTCGGCGGCGACCTCAGCCGCGATGGCTCGCGGGTCCGGGCCGACGGGTTGGGTGCTGTCAGCCCGCACGATGCCGGTAGCGGTCAGGACAGCGGTCAAGTCGACCGACGCCCGCCACACCGGTAGCGCAGCAGCCAACGAGGCGTTCCGCGTGGTCTCCAAGGCGTGCCGGCGGCGATAGATGGTGCCCAACGGCTCCGGGAGGCTCTCCCCTGCCGGGAGGCCGTCACTAGGTGTGCTCGCCGCGAAAGGGAGGCGGCCCCGGGGGTCGGTAGCGGCGCTGAACCCGGGCTGGGATAGCGGGACACCGGGCAGGACGCCGGTCCGGGGGCCACCGGGGTCGGAACGTTCCGGGAGGCGGTAACGCTGGCGCTGTTCAGTCTCGAGCGCCTCATCGCTCGTGATGATCCCAGCGCGGACGAGCTGGACGAGGGCGTCGGGGGTGAGATCGACCTGCACATCGGTCTGCGACACAACGATCTTCGGTGCGGGTTCGTCCGGGCCGTAGTTGAGGTCCACGATGTCTTCGATGACGTGGGCGTTCATCGCGTCCTGCAACTGCCCGGCGATCGCGTCCAAAGCGAGGCGGAAGAAGTCCACGAAGACTTCACCGAGCGCCCGGTTCGCGCCCTTCGCCGCCCCAAGCTTCAAGAAGCCAGCGAGCAGCGCCCCAGCGATCTGCTCGTCGTGGTAGCGGATGCTCTCCACAATGTTCGGCAGCGAACCGGACACCCCGACGAGGCGGACCTTCGTGCCGAAGGGGACAGCGGCGCCACTCTGCTCACCGGCCCGCCAGTTCTGCATCACCTGCTCAAGCAGCGCCAGATCGGGGCCGATCGCACCCGGGGCGGCCTCGGCAACGGGGACGCCCATGCCGTTGCGTTCCATCGTCATCGCGTTGACCCGGGTCAGGCGGTCTTTCAGCAGGTAATCCCGAAAACACGGCCGGAGCAGGCTAACGCCCTGCCACGAAGCGCCTTCCATGTCATTGGCGTACCAAACCAGTCGATCGGCGGGGATGGGGCGGCTTTTGCCTTCACCGATGCCGGTGTACTGGTCGATGCTCACCAGATCACCGGTCGCCTCATCGACGTTGATCTTCGCGAGGGTGACGGGCATCCGGGGGCTGAGCTTGTGGAGCCGGGCCTTGCCATCCACGATCCGATAGACCTGCTCGAAGCCCATGTGCCCGTACGACAGGCTCAGCAGCGCCTGTCGTAGGTGCTCATCGAAGCTGAACCGATCCGAGGACCGGCGGCGACGGGTAGGGGCCTGGCCCATCACGTTCAACCCAAGATCCTCGGCGATGTGCTGCACGACGGCGGGGGCGCAGTCGGTGCCGTCGAGTTGCCACAGCGCCCGGCGGATCGGGAAGGTGCAGGCCCGCATCGTCGAGGCGACTTGAGCGTCCTGCCGGCGCATCCGGTCGTAGGTGTAGACGCTCAGCGGCCAAGTCAGCTCGGCGGTCTGCTCGCTCGGGTCGTACGGGAACCCGCCGTAGGCCAGACCCGGGTAGCCGACCGTGCCGATCTCGGTCTCAAGGCTGGGGGACAGGCGCGCCATCGGTCCCCCATGTGGTTAGAAGCTGGCGCCGAGCAGGTCGGCGGTGAGCGGACGGGCGGAGCGGGGCCGGTCCGGCGGGAGGAGCGCTGTCGGGGCGCGACCAGGGTTCGGGATCAGGCTGAGGAGGTACCGGGTCGCGTCGTAGTCGTGGTCGACGGCGTTGGTGTCGACGTCCTCGACCCGCACCGGGTCGTATGGCAACGCGGGGATGTGTGAGATCCACAACGGGCAGGTGTCCAGGACATGTAACAGTGGGCAGGTCAGCCAGCCGCGGGCCCTGTGCTCAGCGCAGGCAGGGGCGTCGGCGAGGTAGGTGTGGAGCCGGGCCTTGCCGAGCAGCCGGTCGTTCTCGGCCTTGAGTAGCCGGACGTCAGCGGCGGCGTAGGCCTGCGCGGGGCTGGGGGCTTCACCTGTGCGGCTCCACATCGCCGGGTCACCGGCGTGCACAACATCTTCACCCGCTGCCGTTTCGAGCTCGGCGATGAGACGGGCCTGGTCGCGTTCGATGACGCCGGTGCGGGTGACTTCTCGGTAGATCCACAACCTGCCGTCCGGGTCGATGGCGCCCCACACGACCGCCCATGGGGCGCGGTAGCCGTAGTCCACCCCGGCATAGCGGCGCCACACAGCGGGCAGTTCGCGGCGGGAGACAACATGCCGGTCGTAGCGGAACTCGGTGAAGCACTGCCCGGTGAAGCTGTCCCAGTCGCCGTCTAGGAACGCCCGGCGCATCGCTTCGGGGAGGGCTTGGAGGTCGGTGATGTACTCGGGGTTGATGTGGCTGTTGTCGCGGGCGAACGCCTGAATGAACCGGACGGTCCGGCCGCGGTCGTCCAAGACGACGTTGCGCCCGTGGTCGGTGGCGTCGATGTAGGCGGCCTTCACAGCGCCATGCCCGATGCCACCGGGGTTCGTCCCGGACCGGATGCCTAAGACGGGGATGTCGGCGCGGCCGGACCTCAGTCGGGAGTACAGGAAGGCCACCGGATCGGGTGGGGTGAGGGTCCGCTCATCGAACAGCAGGAGCTGGTACTCGCCGCCCTGACGCTTCGTGGCGTCGGCCATGTTCCCGACGTGCCGGAACCGAATGAGACTGCCGTTACCGAACCGCAGGTCGTGGCTCGATTCGTTGTACCGGGCCCCGCACAGAGCGGTGAGGTCCCCGAGCATGACCCGTAGCTCAGCGAGCAGCGATTCCTCAAGTTCGGGGTAGCTGCGCCGGATCGCACCGACGGTGATCCCGGGGTACTGCACGCACGCCCGGATGCCTTCCATGACCAAAGCCCGGGTCTTGCCGGCGCCGGCGCTCCCGCCGTACAACACATCGAACTCGGTGGCGTCGTGGAACTGCTGCTGCTTCGGGGTCGGGGTGTAGCCGAGGGCCTCGAAGACTCTGCCTTGCAGGTTGTCGTTCTGGGCCCGCCGCAACCGCTCTTGCAGAACCGCGAGCCGGCGGATCTTGTCCGGGGGGGCTTCGATGACAGTCCGGGGGGCCGCTGCCATGACTCACCCTCCCCCCGCCCAACCTAACGAGTAATGCTGCACGGTTCTTCGCTACTAGATCCATGCTCCCTGGGTGCGCCAGACTGGGGAGCATGACCGATATGACCTTGCTGGTGGAGCGACTCAAGTCCCGCCGCGACCTACCGCCCCCGGCAGTCCGTCGAGCCCTACGCGAAGCGGCCGGCCTCTCCCAGGGAGACATTGGCCGGGCCATAGGTGCGTCGAGGCAGGCCGTCGCGCACTGGGAGGCGGGACGGCGCAACCCACGGCCCGCGCCACTTGCCGCATACGTCGAGGTCCTGCGACTGCTGTCGACTGGTAACGATGCTTCGCCGGGTCATTCATGAGCACCGCCATGAGCCGCGCGGAGCTGCTGGCGCTTCCCGCCGCTGTAGACCTCACGACAGCAGCCCGGGCGCTCGGGCTCGGGCGCACGAAGGCACAGGAGCTGGCGCGCTCGGGTCAGTGGCCGACGCCGCTGCTGCGCCTCGGCGCGCAATACCGGGTGCCCACGGCCGCCCTGCTCCGGCTGCTCGAGGTCACGCCCGACATGACGGAGCCTGGCACCTAGGGGGTGCGCTCTGTCGTAGCTTGGGCGTCGCGGAGGCCTTCGATGAGGCTTTCGCGGTAGCCAGAAACCAACTCCGGCGGCGGCCATGTCACCCCGGCGCAGCCGCGGAGGCACCACGGGCCGTGCCACGCATCGGGCTGCGACCGCGGCCAGAACTTCACAGCGAGCCGGTGCAGCCGACGGGCGGCCCGGGTCTGCTTACCGGCCGTCGCGGCGGCATCCCCGGCGGCGGCGGCGCGTTCCCACGCCTCAACGAAGGGGCTGGTGATCCCGGACAGCCGGATCGCGAGGTCAGCGACGACGTCCTCACTCACGGTTAGACTCCGTCAGCGGGGTGTGCTCGTTGCAGTTGTCGCGCCCGCAAGGCGGACCGCCAGGGCGAACACCGGGTGCTCCACTGGCCCACGCGCCGTAGCTGTGCCAAGTTCTCAGAACCGTGCCGTCAGCCAGCAGCAAAGTGACCTTCATGGCGTCCTCTAGTTGTGGGTATGATTTGTCAATGGCTACACCCGCAGAACCAAGGGCTCAAGCCGCGCGGGTCTACAAAGCTCGGGCCGCTCAGGTCTACTTAGCCGCCGTTCAACGCCACGACCCCGCGCCGACAATGGCAGTTGCAGACGCGCTGCAGGTAAGCCACACCGCTGCAGCGAAGGTGGTCCACCGAGCCAGGCAAGACGGCTTACTGCCCAAGACGAGAAAGGGGGCGGTGGTCCTTCCTGCTCATCGTCCGGTAACTGCGGAGATCCGAGGCGTCACGCCGCCAGCTCGGTGGACGGTCTGTCTCACATGCTGGACGCCATGGCCCTGCGCGAAGAACGGCGCTCCCTAAGGTGATGTCTGTAGGGCCGGGACCTCCGCGTCGAGCGCGGCCACTTCCGTCTCGAGGCGCCGAAGTTCGGCGTCGACGGCGTCCTCGGTGATGACCGTGATGGTCTGCCGGGCGGGGGCGTCCAGCCCGTACAGCTTCCGCAGGCTCTCGGACGTGGTCCGGATCAAGTTCAGGGCGGCGAGGACCGGACCGGCGTCCTGCACCGACCTGAACTCCCCACCATCAGCGGTGGGCGCAATCGTGATCAGCTTCCCGGCGCTGACGTACGGGTGGTCGGCGTGCACGATCTCCCACGCCTTCGCGATCACCGCCGTGAGCCGTTCGGACTCGATCGCGCGGAGTTCGTTGACGGCCTCAACCGGTGCGGACGCGATCGCGCGGCCGACCATCTTGTACGCCGCGGCGACGTCGACACCCAACTCAGTCGCGATCTGCCGGTACGTCCGGCCCTGAGCCCGAAGGTGCGCCGCTTTGCTATCCCGCTCAGCGGTGATGACGGTGCGGGTCCGACGAGCGGCAGCCACGTTGACTCCTCCCTGGCGTTGACCTAACGCCGGTCGGTGGGGGTGCGACTGGCGTGGAGGCACCGGGTGCACGCGAGGCGCTCACAGCGGCGGTCGCAGTGCGGGCAGCGCACGGTCAGACCGGCGAAGCCAGCGACCAGCGGGGTGTTGCACCAAGTGCAGACGAGCGGCGTACTCACGTGCGCGGCCACTGGTCCAGCAGCCGGTTGATCAGCCGCATGGCGGCTTGGGCGCTGGTGTAGTCCCCGCGGGTGATCGCGTCGCGGTACTGCTGGCGGGCGTCGAGGAGCTGGGTGCGGAGCTGGGTGGGGGTGAGGACGGCTGGCGTCATGAGGGCGCTTGCTTGTACAGCAGCCCGCAGTCCATGCACTGCTGCCGATAGCCGTAGTTCCGTTCGTCCCCGCCAATGATCCGGCGGCGATGCGGCGGGTGTAGGCAGCGTCGTTGTTCCCGCTTAGACCACATGCCAAGGGCGTAGCACCACTGGACGGGCAGTAAGGGAACTCCATGCAGGCGCTCGGCTGGCGTCACTGGCCGGTCCACCATGTCTGGCACTTCCGGCGCCGGCATCGGTAGGCCCAGCCTGTTTCCCATCCCTCGGCAGCGGGGTGAAGCCGCGTGCGTCACGTCGCCTCCCAGTTGGTGCCCTGGGCATAGTCGTGCTGTCCCGCTGAGTGTGCGGGAAGATCCTTCACGAGTCAAGTAGGCTCGACCGGCAAGAGTTGCAAGACTTGGCGAAAGGCTGCGGCGGCACCACGCATCGCCGCTGCCTCGTGCGAGTTCACGTCGTCTACCTGTGCAAGCCGCCACAGCAGCCTGCCCTCCCGTGCCGAGATAACCCGCTGGACTTCTTGGACCGACTTTAGGCGGCCCAGTGACATCGCTTCCGCTTGTTTCGGCACACTCAGGGCAGCATTGACCTTCTTGACCTTGTGAAACCGATCAAGGGCACGAGTGCACCGCTGGCAAACGCACTTGCGTACCCGGTCCCCATGACCACCGTTGCATGCCTCGCAGCTAGCGACGAGGTTCCACATGGAGTCGGGACCCTTGAAGGCAACCGGAACGATGTGGTCAACGGTGAAGCCGTTGAGCAGTAGTGACGTCGCGCAGTAGTGGCACCGCCCACCAGCCGACCGCCACAAGGTTTCGCGCATAGATCGCGTGACCCGGCTCATTCCGTAACCCAACTGGCCCCAGCAGTGAGAGTGCCGGGGGGAACTTCGGTCCAGCCCGCGTCTCGCACAAGCGTTGTCATGTCTTCGACTTCTACACGCTTCCCGCCAAGGACGATCACGGGGGTGCCGGGATGGACGCCGAGGTGCAGCAAAGCTGCGTGAACAGCCTGCGGGGCGTACTTACCCCGGCTCATCTTCACGTCAGACCGGACCCGGATGATGAGACGCTCACCGAGGATCGGAGGGACGAAACTCATGCCGCTCCTGTCTGCATGCGTCGGCGTTCGTTGGTCATCGTGTTGACGTCCGGGTACCAGACCTGCAGGACGCCGCTGTCCGGGTGCGGGGAGCTGAGCACCTTGTCTTGCTGCGCCCAGTCCCGGATGGTGCGGCTAGGTCGTTGGCTGGCGTAGGAGGCGGCGGCGACGGTGACCCAGCCGAGGGACTCCCGGGCGGTCGTGATCGTGTCGGCCTGCGCCAACAGGTACTCAGCGGGGGTGTAGCGGCGTCGGCAGGTCCGGCAGGTCGCGTCCGTGTCCAACAGCCCGTCGGGTTGGGTGCGGCGGGTCAGGACGCCACCGCAGTGGAAGCAGTCCGTGTTGGTGCGCTCGTCCCGCTTGTGCCGGGCAGTGGCGCGCTCAAGAGCACCGTGAAGGGTGCGCAAGTCCCGCAGGTAGGCGTCGAAGCCGGGGTGGCTGGTCGCGGCCCAGCGGGCGTGGACCTCTAGGTAGCCAGCGGCCTTGTCCACCGTTCGCAGGGCCTCGTGCTCCCCGCGCAACTCCTGCCACTCCATCGCCCACCAGCCGAGCTCAAAGCTGACGGACAGCGGGTCGCCGTCCTTCGTGCTGTGGGTGCTCTCAGCCCATCCAGGACTCCCGGGGCCGAGAAGCGCGAGGATGTCCCCACCGGGCAGCGGCCGGCCGTCGCTGGCTCCGGGGCGGTCGCTGTCGTAGCTCGGCGAGCGTAGGTGCCCGAGGTGCTGGGGGAGCTCGGTCCACATCGTCACGATGCCGGCGAGCAGCACGCGGGCGTCGTTGAGGCACCCGTCGCACGTGAAGCCGCCCTCGAACTTCTGCAGGGAGCGGCTACAGCAGATGCACAACGTATGAAGCGATTCGGCGGCGTGAAACGCGAGCTGCTCGCGGTGGCCGACGTCCGGGTCGTCGGTGGGACGGAAGTCGCACCGAGCGCATTGCGCGTTCACAATCTTCGCCGATAACGAACGCATAGGATCTTGATGGTCCCGTCGCTGCGATCAACCAGCTTGCCAACTACTTCCGCAGCTACAGATACGACAACGAAGACAGACTGCAAACGGTATTCCGCAATTCTCATCGCCGATGTTGGGAAGGTGCTTTCTTCCATCCAAGCACGTATGCCTTGTGGGATTGGAACCCGAAGCACTGGCAATGCTTTGGAGAGACGCAGGTGATCTTCTACAACTTGGTCGTCAAAGCCGAGTAATCGAGCAATCACGAAGTCAGCGTCGGCGCTGATGTGCGAGGCGTCAGCTTCTAGCAGCACCCTCGGATCCTGGTCTATCGTCCGATAGGCAAGATCACACGCCAGGACCTCCGCCTTGCTCATGCCGTGCGGCTGACCGTCATGCCGCTCCTGTCTGTGCGTCGGCATCCTCGGCATTCTATGTCTCCCAAGCGGCTAGCGACGCCTCCCAATCATTCGCAATAGCTGTCAGACGGTTTCGGTAGCCGATCTGCACACTCCACGCCGCCGCTTGGCGCAAGTTGTGGATGTGTTCACGGAACTCGTCGGCTGTATTCGTCATGCCGCTCCTGTTTGTGCGTCGTTCTGCGGGACGTTCGGCGGTGGCATGGGATTGTGACAGGGGTCGCGTCGTCCCGCCACAACATCCGGGCAAGGACAGGTCGGGTCGCCATAGGGGCACGGGCGGTTCCGCGGGGCGTCCAGGCTGTCACCCTCACCCGACTGCCCACCTACCGCGCCGGGGGGCTGAGCGGGGCGGGTGGGCCACAGATCGGGCCATGCGGCGTGGAGAGCACCGGAGCGGGTGCGGCCCATGCCTAGCCGACCGTTGGGGACGCCGTAAGCCTCCCAGCGCTGCCACCAAGCAACGACACGGCCGAGGCGCTCTCCGGTAGCTCGGTTGTAGACGCTGTACGCCTTGTCGTCGTACTGGTACAGGACCAGCCCGGAGGCGGGTGGCTGGCGGGTCATGCGGCGGCGATCCGGTCGGCTCGGCAGGGGCCGCAGGCCCCTTGCCGATGACCGCGGTGATCGGGGCATCGTGGTCCCGAAGTTGGCGAAGTGACGCCGACCGGGCTGGGGGCGGCGGGGAGCACGATGGTCTGTGCGCAGTCGAGGCAGCGGAGCCGTCCGGCGTCGAGTAGGACGCAGCGGTGGCGGGTGCCGGTTGGGTTGTCGATGTGCCGGCCGAGCAGGTTATCCACAGGCTGCTGGTGAGTGGTCACGTCTACTTCTACTTCCCTTCTCTTCACTTCACTTCTACTTCTCTAAGGGGCCGTACGGAATCCGTTTGGAATCCGGTCCCCGTTCCGTCTTGTTTCCGTCCCCGTTCCGTTCGGATTCCGTCTGGAATCCACGTGGAATCCGGTCACTCTCCGGGCCCCTTCCGTGCTCTGTCGCGGTCCCTGTGCTCCTCCACCTGTAGGGCTGAGAGGTTCCGTTCCAACCATCCGATGATCAGGTAGCCGCCGTCGTCTGTGACCACCACGAGGCCGGCGGTCACCAACGCCGTGAGCCGCTGTTTCCACCCAGGAACGTGGAGCCGTTCGACCTGCGACGACGACAGCCGCCCATCGGACAGGAGCTTCTTCGCCCGGCAGCACATCGCCAGGTACAGGTAGGCGGCTTTCTCGCCAGCGTTGAGGATCTTGTCGTTGTCGAAGAACTCGACGTCGAGGGGTACATAGGTCATCCGCGGGCGCCTAGCCATGTGAAGCCGAGTGCTTGTCGAGGAACTGTTCGGTGAAGTGGACGACGGCGAGGTCGGGTTCGAGGCCGCCGCGGTGGTATTCGTGCCAATATCGCAACAACACCAGCGCTTCCTGCTGCTCCCCGCACGTCAGGGGCTCGGTGTCCGTCACGCTGTCCCCCATAGCTTCGCTTCCGCCTTCCGCACACGCATCTTTCGGTTCCTCGCAGCGGCGCTCGTCTTGGCGGCCGCCAGACACGGCAGGCATGGTGGTTCCCCATGGGCCCGGTGCCGCTTGTAGGCGGCGGTCGTGCCGCACGGCTGCAGCGGTAGGCGCTTGAGTGGTGCGGCCACCCGAGAGGCACCGACCGGCGCTGGCCTGTCCCTGTCCCGGAACAGCCAACCTCCCCAGATCCCTTGCGGCCGGGTGTGGCCGCCTTCTCGGCGTTGCCACCAGGCTTGGGCGTAGCTCAGGCACTCCCGCTGGACCGGGCAGTCGGCGCACACACTCGCGGCCCGTTCCCGATCCCACGGGTCGTCGCTGTGCCACCAGTCCGCTGGGTACCGGATGCACGCGGCCCGCTCAGCCCACCGGCCAAGAGCGACAGTCATGAATCGAACAAACTGGCCTGCTGGTCGGCCAGTGAAACCGGCCACGTCAATCGAACGGGCTGCGCCCACGTCATTGACCAGCGGACCTTTGGGCCCGCGTCGTGATCGTCAGTGGCACCGTCATTGCGACTCTGCCTCATCCAAGACCCACCACCAGCGGCTCCATCTCTGGTCCAACCCGAAGCTCTAAGTGAGGACCCTGCCTCAGACTCCAAGGTGTAGGTAACGGCACGCCAGTAGCCGAGCGACTTCGCACCGCGAATGCAAGCGCCGTAGAGCATTGAGCACACATTCCGCGAACCGTCTGAGCACACGCGGTTGACTTCTAACGTTCCGCCGTCGCACAACATACGCGCCTTTGGTATACCTGCAATAGCAACACCGACTACGTCTCCATTCTCCAAGCAACAAGCCACAGAGAACTTCGCGCTTGGCAGTCTCCCGTTGTGTCTATGAAGTACGGCGACATAGGCGTTGGCCTCGGCAAGGGAGATCGCGGCTAACCTCATGACACGCCCCTACGGATGAGCCAGCCCTCGGCGTAGGACTGCGCAGGGCTGGCATGGATAGCGGAATGACAAGATCGACATATGGCGACCGTGTTGGCGGGGTCGAGGATGTTGCCGCCCTGCGCCCGTGTCAGCGGCTCGTGGACGTCGGTGGAACGCTCCGCGCCGCACCGCTGGCACCACGGCCACTCGGCGAGCAGGGAGGCGACGAGGGCGCGGCGGGCGGGCATGACAGCGGCACGCTTCGTGCTGCGGACCCGGAGCGGGGTACGGCGGACGAGCGAGGTTCTGCGCATCACGAGGCGCTCCCGAACAGCGAGCCCTGCGCGAGACGCGTGGCGATGACCTCGCAGTACGCCTCAGATGCCTCGACTCCGATAGAGTGGCGTCCGGTTGATCGGGCGGCTTCCAGCGTTGACCCGGAGCCCGCAAACGGGTCCAAGACGGTGCCGCCCATCGGGCAGGCGTAGCGGATCAGTGGCTCGAGGATCGCGGTCGGCTTCTCAGTCGGGTGAATGCCACGCATCCGCATGTTTGGCGCTGTCAGCAGGGCCGACATCCCACGCGTGCCATCGTCGGTCCAGCTATTCGCTCGGCGGCTCCCATTCCACGCTGGGCCCGTCTCACCACGATGCACTGAGCCCTTGTCCACGCCTAGGCGCTCGGTGCGTTGCTGCTGGTGGTGAACGTCGCCCCACGCCCCTCGGTACCAGTGCAGGGCGTACTCATGCTCCCGGACGAACCGGTCGCGGTGAGCCATGCCACCGCGTGGCTTTTTCCAGATCACCTCGTGGCTCAGGCGCCAGTCCTTGAACTCGTCGCGCTGCTCAAGGAACATCCGCATAGATCCAAAGCACCACATACTTGTCGCGGCCGGAAGTGCGGCGGCAACGAGTGCAGGCCACCCCCTCGGCCAGCGGTCCCACAGCAGGCTTGTCTCGCCGTACGGCGGGTCGGTCACGCAGACGTCGGCGCAGACACCCAAGGTGGGCAGGATTTCCTCGCACCGCCCGTGGTGCAGCGTCACAAGATCGTCGCTGTAGTAGACGCTCATCGCTGCGCCTTCCGGTCGAGCCAGTGGCAGACGGCGAGGGTCACGAAACTGACGGCGAGCAAGGTCTCGACGCACACGAGGTAAAGCCGCTCCGGGTTCACGGCGCGGCCCGGCGGCGGTCGCGCAGATACACAGCCCAAGCGGCAGTGCAGAGTGCGCAGCGGCAACTCCAGTTGCTGTAGGTGCAGGCGTTCCCATGCGGGGCGAGTGTCGGGTCGGCTGCTAACCGAGCGGCCCGAGACGCCCGCGCCGGCCTATGGGCAGCGCTCTCGGCGTCTGTGCACTCCCGGCATCGGCACGCAAGATTGACGTACCCGTTGCGGCTCCCATGCCGGGGGTCGCCGTAGGGCAGCGCGTACGGCCAGGCAGCCGGATTCACAGCGCTCCTTCGATCATGTCCGCAATCCGGTGAAGGGCGGCGGCGGGGTTGTCCGGCAGGTCACCTGCGACGGCCTCGGCCCATGTTGCGAGGCTGAGCACGACGTAGGACTGCGCGACCGGCTGCCCGCGGCGCTTCACGATGACGGCCCACCACGGGGTGCGGGCGTTGACGGCCTCGCGGGAGGCTTCGATGGCCCACCCGGCGAGATCGAGGGCGCGGACGGCTTTGCACTCAACCGCCCACCCTGCGACCCCGGCGATGTCCCCGCGGTCGGCGCTGCCGTTCATGGCGCGCCGTTCGGCATGGGGGAAGCCGTGCGCGGCGAGGTAGGCGACAACGGCGCTCTCGAAGGCAGTCCCGGTCCGCCGTGACGCGCTCACAGCGAATCACCGGGGGTGGTCCGTGCCGGCCCCGTCCTCCCCGACAGGACCGGCACGGAGTCAGGGGCGGTCCTGTCGGCACT